CTGTCGTCTCAACGGATGCCCAAGGACCGCGCACGAAATCGCCGAAGTATTCCATTTAGACAAAACGAGCGCAACCAACGGCTGTTCAATGGCAGTCAACATTCTGCACAACATAGAGCGAAATGTCGACCCATCTCTGCAGACAAATCTGGCAACGACAAAACCCGCTGCGTTCATCGACAGGTATTGTAGTCGTCTCAACATTAATCCTGAGCTTACGATGTTGTCCAAGTTTATCGCAAAGAAAGTGGATGACCAGAGTATCATTAACGATAATACACCCCACTCGATTGCCGCAGGCATCGTCTACCTGATAGCACAAACATGTAATCTGAACATCAGTAAAACGGACATCAAGACGATATGTGGTGTTAGTGAGGTTACAATTAACAAATGTTTTAAGAAACTCGATGCTATAAAAGATAAATTAATTCCTACTTGTATTTTAGATAAATACGCGTGATGTATCGAATATTGCTTTACACAAACTTACTGTTGGTAATTTCACTTATATATTTTTATTTGTATTCGAATAAAAATTTGATAGAAACGGCACTCGCGGCACTGTTAGTTGCGACGATAATAACTTCGCAGTATTTCTGGAGAAATCCGCTGCGAGGAACAAGTCTGCATAAAATAGATGCAACTATTGCAAAACTTTGTATTTTTTCTTTTATAATCTACACAATATTCATTAAAAATGGGTTAAATTATACATCTCTAATTTATTCAATATTGTTGATTTATATTGGTCTAGCAGCTTGGTTTAGCAATCACTATTCTAAAATACATTGGTGCAGTCCAGAACATATAAAATCCCACGCATTTCTACATTATTTCTGTTTTATTGCAACGTTTTTTGCATTTATTGATTGATTTAGTATATTATTGTATACGAATAATATACTAATGAACATAACAATCGAAGAGCAGAAACAAGAAGAACCCCCGAAAACAATATTCATTGTGCCTTATAGAGACCGTCAACAACAATATGAGTTTTTTGCTCGTCAAATGGCATATGTGCTTGAAGGAACTTCGTATCGTATACTGTATATACATCAGAAGGATAATAGATCATTCAATCGTGGTGCTTTAAAGAACATCGGGTTTATGGTTGTAAAAAATCTATACCCAAACACGTATATGAATATTAGCCTCGTGTTTAATGATATCGATACTATGCCGTATACAAAGGGGTTTTTAAACTATGAAACAGTTCCTGGCGTGGTGAAACATTTCTATGGATTTACATTTGCTCTTGGCGGGATAGCGTCAATGACTGCCGGTGATTTTGAACGTGTGAATGGATTCCCAAATTTGTGGGCTTGGGGATATGAAGATAATGCATTGAATCAGCGTGTAATTAAAAACAGTATTCGTATAGACCGAACACAGTTTTATCCAATACTCAATAAGAATATATTACATTTACAAGATGGTATTGTGCGACATGTAAACAGAAGTGAATATGATACATATAAAATTCTAACACCGGAGGGTGTAAATTCCATAACCAATCTACAATATACTATAAACGATGAGACGGGATTCGTAGATGTCACTGGATTTAGCACTGGTAGAGAAGAAGATGTATCTAAAAGGTCTCAGTATGATTTGACGAAGGGGAATGTTCCATTTACGAATATTGGTCGCGGAAGAGCGAGAATGCCGATGATTATGTAATCATAATCGACTCCATGAATTTATAAGTCAGTCCGATACGTGTCTGGTCTTCCCAAATGCCTGATATTTTCAAGACATACTTTGGGTTACTCGGTATGCTGGTAATATCTCTGTATATTTTTACATTCCCACTGCGAATATGGTCGGTTAACGTAGTAGTGGTAGATTTAGTATTATGCGTGGTGTGCTTGTAATAATCCAGAACAAACTTTTCGAGTCTAGTCAATTCGTTTATAATCCGAATGTTTGTACTATCCGCCGTATTAAATTTTAAGATGGATTTATTGTATGTTTTATCGAGTGAAGTTGATGCAAATGGTATCAACACCGCAATACCATTCGTAGTTAAGAATGTATCTGAATATATGATTTTAGTAAATTGTCCATCCATTATGATATTCTTCTTGCTATCTAAAAAATATATATTTTGTAATTCTATTTGGTCTAGTTTATATGCGATATTCATTGAATATAATAATTGATACCGTTTATATCAATTATTAAACAATAACAGTGTATTTTTCAAAACCTGAAAGTAAAAGGGTTCGCGCGACGCGTTGATGCAAAACGGTTGTTATTAAAAGAGTTTGCTCGCGAAATTGGTGTGACTGATGTTGACGTTACAGCATTCGATGTAGTTCCATCCGCAAAATTTGCCGTAACCGAAAATGTATATTGAGTCCCATTTGTCAGTCCGTAGATTGTATATTTTTCATCGATTGTGAGCGGCGTAAGCGTTTTGGTAGTAACAGTAGGCGTTCCGTATGTTACACTATAACTCATCGGCGTTGTTCCAATTAAGGGGGATATAGATAAAACAATTTCTTTATCACCAGGAGTAACCGAGTTTATAATTGGCGGGTATAATTCATAAGCTTTTTGTGCAACATCAACTAATTGCTTTTGTTTGTCTATTTCGACCTGTTTTGCAGTTTTATCTGTATTGTATTTCTCTATAGCATTTATACGGTCAGCTTTTAGATTCTCGTGAGTTTGTTCTAGCTGTTCTAATTTTCTTTTTTCTATATTATATTGTTTTTTCATATCATTAATATTCGGCGAAATTCCCATAATAGTAATCAGTGCGGTCTGGCGATATATGATAAGTTTCTGAGAATTTATCTTAGTAATTTGCAATGCTATCTGTGCGGAAATGGCATTTAAGTCAACTCTATATTTTTCACTATCAGCCGTATTTGCGGTTTCGATGGTTGCTAAATCTGTTGTCAGCTGTCCTAATATAGCATTTGCATTATCATATAATACTTTTTCGTCGCTTATTGTAAGTCCTTCGGTAACACGATATAACTTGAAAACTAGCCAAAAAACTACGACAACAACACTAAATACAATTGCTAACAACATACTATTTAGGTTTAATCCAAATTTTAATTTCATCATTTATAATATATACACTATTATTATATATAATGACAACAGAAAACCCAATAATTCCATGGAAAGGCGCGACGTTCCAGCAATTGAGTGCCGGTGTCCGATTCAATAAAATAACAAATAGCACAAGTGTAAACAATCTGTTTTTACCGAATCCATTGAAAGCATACAGAAGGGAGATTGCCAGCGTTGACTTAACTTGCACTAATCCGAGGTCATCTATAAAGATAGATGCATATGACAGACCTGGTGGAATATTAAACACGAACATTACAACATCGACTGGTTTAGTCAATACGGGTGATTTGATATATGAGAAAAATGTTTGCGAACACCCATCGACTACGAGTTATTGTGGCGCAGTATTATCTCCAGCCGATAATGCTCGGCGCCGTGTTCGCAGTAGCGGAATGATTAAGAAACAGTCTGCAAATGATAATTACTATACGTCGACAAAACAATACTTGAACAGTCGTAACATTTCATATGACCAAAATTTATATTTCCATGTTAGATATGGAGACAGCACTGTTAAACCTGGAACTAATGCCGCTCTAACCAACACATACCAATCGAATGGTATAAATAAATGCAGCCCATTTGTTTTGGCGAGTGAGACAAGTTTCAAATACTATTGGGTAGATGACATTTCATACAACGTCACTGTTCCAGCTGGAAATTACGATATTGCAAGTTTCAATCAGTTATTACAAAATAAAATGAGCAATAATTTCCATTATTACGAATTACAACAAAGTAAAGTGTTTTTATTGAGCATTGGGTATGATAATCTGACTGACAGAGTCATAATTCGTTCAATCGCAAATACGGCTGCAAACTTTCCGTTAACTGCGTATGCAAATCCTGTTACATCACCACCGCCTTTATGGCAAGACTATTATGGTAAAATACCTGCAATATTGATAGAAAACTCAACCGTATCTAATCTATTGGGGTTTGCAGTCAGTGCAAATTCGTATCCCCCTCCAGCGAATCGGGTAAGCACCGTAAATGTAAGCGCATCTGGTTCATTTTTGCCTGGGTTGAGACCGAAGAACGTTCCTATTTATTACAAACCGAACAATCCACAATTTGGTGTGCAGGGCGCAGTTTCATCTAGCGATCGTCTCCTTCGTAAGAAATATGACACAATTACGACGGTTGGGTCGAGTTTCAGGACTGCATTCGGCGCACAGACGGCGAACGCTCTTGCATATGGTTCTAAATCATATGGTTATACGATTAAAGAGCGCACAGGTTATCCGATTAAGAAAACACCAACATTTTCGCAATATTCGTCAGAAATGAAACAGTGTATTGTCCGAAAATTCGTGAATGCTATTTAGTTAGTCCCACCCCGAATCATGTGTCCGTAGAAATGTATTATGTGGGACGTTATGATTTATACACCAATTTACGCATTTCTGAATATTTGTTCTCGTATAATTTTCTATCTTATCATTCTTATGTGTGTTATCAATAAGCATGATTGTCTGGTAAATATTATCCAATTGTTGCTGTCCAAATATGGCATTATATTCCTCGATTTTATTTATGAAATTATTCGAAATTGGACATGACAAAAATCCATTGATATTGTCGGTGCATACCAGTAATGACTCGAAACATTTGGTAAATTTTTCGAGAAACCCCTGATTATTAGTAAAAATGAAATTCTTACAAACTATATATTTCTCCGAATTTGCATATCGACTGGTGTTTGGCTTTGTTATATAAACGTCCTCATAAAACGCTGATAATATATACAATAAATCGACTGTATGTTTCATAAAACAATCGAAAATCTTCAGTATGAAGTGACCTTTTTGTTTCTGTAGGCATACTGCATAGCAAATCTGTCCGAAAAGTAGCTTCGTTATATTGGACTCCTGATTATTGAAATCGTTTGAAAAGTCGAAACCGCCGTCCGCGGTGATTAAATCCATCGACGAACCATATTTGCCAACACAATACTTAAAGTTTTCCATACAAAGGATATCGCCAGTTCCGGTTGCACCATTTTCAATAGTTACATTTGGATTACTACGTAGAAAATATTCGCTCTTTTTCCAAGCTGGAATGTTGGTGTCGTGTTTATCGTCCAATATGGTCATTCCAATGTATTTGTCTTTAGGATTCTTACGGACATTCAATAGCGCTTCGATGAATCCTCCCGGTCCTTCCGCCAAATGGAAGCTCGAAATTGGAATTGAACCAATCATTTTAGACATCTTGCTCTCAAATGCGCTACCGTTATTGGAGACATATAACTCGAATGATGTCATTATTTCAATCATTTTGAAATATGACCGGGATAGTGGTTTGTATTTTGACACACATTTCGATTTTCCTGGTATTACACTATTAATCCACTCATATGGATTTGTGTATTTGCGATATTCATCCCAGTCGTCGCCATAACTATTTATTTTATTTTTGATGTCATACAAGTAAAAAGAAAGCGAATTCGATATGATTGGCTCGTTTTCCTTTTCTTTATCACTTGATATACATCTTAGATTTTCTAGTATAGTGTTATTTGCACGGGGTAACAATATATATAGCATAAGATATATATATTTTGAATAAAGGTTTATATCATTTTACGAATCTTTGTTCGGGTTGAATGTGCCGACTATGGTAACTTTCTTGCCTTGAATTTTACGGACTTTGGGAGGTTCTTTCTCTTTTTCTGGTTCAGGTTTCTCTTTCTCTGGTTCCGGTTCTGGTTCTGGTTGTGCAATCTTGTATATCTTATCCGCGTTCACATTGTGTGTCTTACGGAAAACGAAATACCTATTCATGAATGAAATTTGCTTTTCGTCTACTGTCATCAGGTGCGAGTTCTTGTAATCAGGCATACGTTGTGGGTCCATCCTAGTCTCCTTCTCCATAGCCGTAAATAGTTCACTGAATAAGCCCGTTCCATTTGGTAGTCCTCTAGGGGCATCATTTCTCGTGAGTAGTGCAAAACCATAATTCTCCATCATTTGTATGAAATAATCAAAATTCACCAAATATTCACGGAAGGTTTTGCCGATAGTCTCCTGATACACATTAATCGGATAACCCAAACATGTTTCGTCACTACTGAATCCGGTCTGTGGATACATCTTGGTCAATTCGAATACCTTACGCTCGCCGTTCATAATTGTGAATGACTCGCCCTCGCTCTTGTTTCTTAACAAATTAAAGATTGTTTTGCCATCGAAACACGTGCCAACGAAATAGCCGTTTACCATAGTGCATTCTGTCAGATTTTTAAGGAAGCGATGCATGCTGGCTTTACTTTCTAGGAAATAGTGTAGAGCGAATTGGCACGAACTTACATTGAAGCCTTTTGCACCTACACCATATTGGTTATACACTCCCTGACCTAGGAATTTCGCATCTTTCGGACCATGTCCGAACACCGCATGGATGACCTCCTTTTCCTTCTGTGTTTTGAATGCGTCACCGCTGCGAATATTCAATCCACTATCGCCATTCACGAACAGAGCAGCGGGTGTATTCTTTCTTGTAGCTCTCTCTCTCAAGTATCTCGCACAAGCGCCATCGAGACGATTATGGATATTGTCGTGTGATATGTCGATTCCTAGGACAAACGACAAGTTCGCATTCGTCCACTTCGATAAGTCGCCGGCCTTTCCAACCGCATAATCGATGAGCGTATCGTTCCTAGTAGACACGCTACCGATTAGCTTGTTCTTCACGTATAAGTTATGGAAATCGCGCAACGATCTCGTCAATTTCGATTCGACGCCACCCCTATTATAATATACACCCTCGTTCGCCTCGCCATTCTCCTCTTCTCCACACTCTTCGATATATTCGGGTATGTTCTCGTCCTTACTAATCATATCTTTCGTAATCGGTTGATGAATCGACTGCCAATTACTGTTGGCAACGTGGTATGCATTTCCATAATTTTTAAGGCCGCTCTTGAGTTCGGCCGTTTTGTCATAGCGAACACGTAGTGGCACCCACCGCCAACCAGCGGGTTTCATCATATCGTAGCTGAACTCGACAATCATATCCTCTTCGAAATATTCGCCCTCTATCGTAAACATGGAAAGTTCGCTACTACCATCCTCCACTAAAAGCATATTTGCAAAGCACGCCTTTGCGTCATACGGGTTCGTCGGTTGGAATGGAACCGGCTTATACCTTTCTCTATTACTCGTAGTATCGTATTCAATCACTTTGTTTTGGATGATGTCCTCATATGGGTTTATGAATCCGTGCCTTCGGTCGAGTTCATCATAACCACAACGCAATATGAGAGTTTTGTATTGGACCACGTTTTTACCACTCTGGACATTCTTACCATCCTGGAATATATTATGAATCTCATCCTTACCGCTCTTGTCCTTTTTCAGCGACACGAGGAAGTCGATAGTGTTGTATTCTGCAGGCTTCCACTTGAACGATTGCTCCCACATAGGTTTGTTTAGTTTTCCGGCAACACCAACTGTGTCACTCGCAACGGCAGTATTCGATGGGGTGAAGATTAATCCGTCCGAGTTGTATTCATACATACCATCTTCAATGTCGGACAAAATCTTCGAGCAGCATTGGAATATAGTCCTGTCCGGCGAATCACTATAGAAGGTTTTGCACTTCACTGCAAAGTCGCATGCATTCGGAAACTTTAATTGCTCTACAAACTGCTTCAATAGACTGAGTCGATATTTCTGTTTGAGCGACTCCGGATTTGTAGTATCGTTATTATAGAATGCAAATTCGCGCGTGCTCTTCTTATTGATGAAGTAAATATCGAACGCGGCGTATAGATTCAGCGCAACGCCCGTTTTGCTGTTCTTGATGTGCTCGCCGTCTAACAAACTCTCAAATAGGTCTTCATTTTCAGTTTTGGCTCCAGTGAATACGACGTTCATGTTGGTATCAATCAAATAAATCAGACCCTTCGCATTAATATACATCAGTTTGCGGTCTCCATCTGCCTTGTCAGTTACGGTGTAGTTTTTTCGGATGTTTGGAATGGTCGAATTTGGGTCCTGTTTCATTATATTACGCATTTGTAGAGTTTGTGACGAAGGACCAACGAAGTTGTGAGGCAGCACCCAACCAGGTTGGTATTTTTCTCCATGTATTAACTTCATGTATCCAGTATGGATTTCATTTTTAACGGTGTATGATATAGGATAATTCGTTCCCTGCATTCCGCCTAGAATAATGCGTATCGCCTTCTTAATCGCTTCTGTCATGGTCTTTTTATTATTATATTCTGTTCCCATACCAACCATTGCATTGTCGACTTCCATCTCGATTTCATAGGTTTCCGCATTCGTAAGGACACCTGCATCCTGAATCGTATAAAACTTCATTGGCACACCCTTGTTCGTCGTCTTGGATTTGCGGATGACACTCAAGTCGGCGTAGAATGGCAGAGATTCATGATAAAACCTTACGCGATTCATGTAGCGGAAAGTCTTCTTTGCGTCCGTCCACTTTTGAATGATACCGCGAATAATGGGAGAACGCGCCGTGAAAATCTGCTCGAGTTGATACGCGACACGAATATTGAAATCCTTAAAGTCGGCTGCGTCAATATTAACTCCATCGGCGGTCTTCGGGCGCGTTTTCTGTGTAAATATTACTTTGTCATTGTTCGACGATGGCATATCCAGTATAGATTGAATACTATTGGTCCTGCAATATTCCTGAATCAAATCAATCCCGATAATCTCGGCGCGAATGTTCGACATAATCGAATTTCCACTAGTCTTGTCGGTGTATTCATGAAACACACGGAGTGTGTGAATCCCATCGGGGTTATTCGTTTTGAACCCACACTGTTGTAGTTTCTTCACGACGTTCTCATAGTCAATCTGAGAAATCTTACCCTTCTTGGAATCTGAACCGAATCGAATTTCTACTTCGTTTGTCTTACCGTCTGTTCTGCCGCTAAACGGATTACTCGCTAAATAGTTCTCGATGATGAAATCTAATTGCTCGTTTGGTTTATCAACGACCTTCGAACTGTCGTTGGCTTTATACATTATATAGTATTTTCATATTTTATTTTAATATTGTTTAAACAATCAATTTTACCAAAGTCTATGCTTTACCATAGACTACGTATGGTCAATTGTTGATACAATCCCATCTTGGTAAGTCTGACAGTCGAATCTACGCCAAGGCGAACTGCCATGTTTTTCAGTTGTTCGACTGTGTAATTTGTAATCGCCTCTAGTGGGCGGTCGTGTTTGCTTAGGCAAATGCGTTCCGTTTCAATTTGCTTTATTTTCTCGTCTGTTACATCCATATCGATTCCATAATCGTTTTTATCCTTTTTTACAAGGATAATAGTCTCCTTATATTCGTCGAGCGGGCATACATTGATATAGAAATCTTTGCCCTTAATTAAAATAATACGCTTGTTATAAAATACAGACATTGCTACCATTGTCGAGACCGTGAGCGTCGCATTTGTTACGATATCCGACATGATTTCTTGGATTGCAATATTCGTCAGTTTCACGTTTGTGCTCTTCAACTTGGTCGGTTGGCTTTTGATAGAGTTCATTATCTTTTGCTTTTCGTCGATTTCAATGTTGCTATATCCTTGCCGAATTGCCTCATAATCCGAGATACCATTGTTTGCAATGAACAAACACCAGAATAGTGTGTCTTTCTTATCAGGATAGATGATATTGGGCTTGATAATGGGAACTGTAACTTTAATTGGATTTGTATCTTGGATTATATCTGTTTTGGGTTCCTCTACGTTTGCAATATACATATATTTTTTTAGTGAATCGATTTTCTCAGGCGTGTCATACGAAGTGTTGACGAATATTTGGTGATATATGGACATGAATCTATTATAATATACGACGTAGTCTTTAACCCAGTTACAAATGTTTATTACGATATTGTCGAGCCAGTATGTTCTTAGTAAGTTGTTTTTCGCTACATAATTCGTATACGTCGCCATCTATAATAGGAAAAAACACATCACATTCTGCATCTGTATTAATGTGATTCAGGTATATTTTCATGCACCGATTATTGCGAATTGCTTCCGAATACAGTTGACCTCCGCCAATTACAAATATTTGCTCTATAGAATCATTGCACAGGGAGTCAAGTGCATCATCTAGGCTATTAAACCAATCTGGGTCGTTGTTCTCCTGTGACGATATAACAATCATTTTCCGGTTCGGTAAACGGCGCCCTTTAAAACTCTCATATGTTAGTCGGCCCATGATTACGGCATTTTGTCTAGTCTTGTCGAATGTATTACTAGTCATACCACGAAAAAACAGCATATCATCCGGTTCTTTCCATGGAATATCGCCATTCTTTCCGAGTCCATTTGTATTCGATACAGCTGCAATAATACTAAACATTTTGTATATTAGTATTATTTGATGGTGTGTTTATACTGGTTCATTCATATCTTGTTTGAAAAACTCATCCTTGAAGGATTTCTTTTGATATTCCACTGTCTGTAACGTCTGTTCCTGTTCTTGAATATACTTCACGTAATTGAGAATATCTTGAATTGTATCATTCGGTAAAAAAGATAGATTTACAAATACACCACTTTTGTTCTCGTTGATTTTTACAACCGGCGATTTCTTCAAGATTCGCAGAATTTCTACCTGGTGAATCTTAGCGAGAGATTCGATTTTATTTTTTACAGATTCCAGCTCGCTAATATTAACGTTCATGATATAGCCATACTTATTATGCTAATTTTATATGTATTTAGAATTAGTTTAATTTAGTTAAACTTAGTTTAAAACCAAATCCTCGCCTCCAGTCATCTTGATGCGTGGTTTCTTTACCTGCTCCAACCTTTTCTCGACCAGTTGACCAATTACACAAATGTAAGGGTCATTCAATTCGTATCGCACACCGATAACCTTGATGACAATGTCCATATTCTCCTTAATCGAATTGAAATATTTGTCTGTATTATGATGGTCACGCGCTACAAACACTGTAACGGGAATCACATCATTCATGTCGACGACTTGGGCGTGAATACCCGCCTTGGTTATAGTCTTGCTGGTGCACTCGATTTTCATACCTTCTACCGGATGGCAAATCATACACTCGAATATGGTCTGAAATTCTACACTCGAGTTTGTAACTTCTCCGGAGGAGTAACTGATAATTCGAATAGACCCAGGTCGAATGAAACCCTCGGCAATACATCTTCCCTCAACTGCGTCGGTGATTTTCTCTTCTAGAATTTTCTTGACGTTTCCGCCGACTTCATTAATCGATAATACCGTCTTCTTGGTGAGAACCGACTTTATGTAGACACCGAAAATCTTTTCCGAATTTTGAGCCATTGTATTGTATTATTATATAATCTGTATATAATAATTCGAATCAATTTTTCTTCGATAATGTTACGATTTTATTGATAATGCCTTGTTCATTGTTCAAATACCAGTGTTTGTCGTTCTTGTTTCTATCATTATAGTCCCTCAATATTATTTCGAGTAAAACTTCGAGTTTCTCTTTAGAACTTATTAAATAATCTCTAATGTTGATTATATTGTATTTTGTTTCTCCTAATACGTCGTTTATATGCGAAATTAATTTTTTCAACGAAATATCTGTTAATCTTGCTCCACGTGTTCTCGAGTTTGTTGTTTTCTTTACTTTCATTATGAATGTCTCTTCCCTGTCGTTTTTAAACCATTCGGTGAATCCTATAGTGTCTGCAATTAATTCTGGTGGCGTCACATAAATATCATTGTAATCACTTGACTGTAATAAAGGTTTATATTCAATTTCGTTATTGGATTCCGTCCAAACACCGTCCCTTAATACAAATGCGCGAGTAGTTTTGTTATCCTTTGTTAGAATAATTCCTACATCGCCATTTTTTGCAGTCATCATTTTATCTTCGAAATGTTCTACAATCAATACTTCCATCGTGTCGAGTTCTTGTTTCTCCTCTTCAAGGGTTCGCTTTGGTGCCTCCCAGTTTCCATCAAACATGCGGTTCAACAATGTTATTTTGTCTGTGAATACCAAATTGTCCATCATGTGCGATACCACGTGAGCACGCAGAGAATTCTCCGTCATACCATATTCGACTTTAAGATGTGTTTTAATTTCATTTAATGTATTATACCACCATTTGCTTTTAGACTTATCGCGCGGCGGACTATGTTCCACTACATTTTCCTTTAGATACTCGAGTGCCGCGCTGAAGTCTCCTGTAGTCTGTCGGAGAACCTTGTCGCTGTCTGTTCTCGTATATCCTATATCCATTAATTTGCTATGATTTGTCGGGAACGCATCGTTAAAATTATTTGTCAGATTTTTTACGATTTGTTCGTAGTTGCTGGTTGACGCATTCGCCGTTTTTCGAATCTCAAACATCACGTTTTTGAACTTTACGTCTACCGGCATACTTCTTTCATAAATCGATATGTTCTTATCCGTTATTTCAACAGGTTGAAATAGATACTCGTCTCCGTTATTTATGAGATGCCCCAATCTACCATATTCATCCGTTATAAGCTCATTTGAATTATCAATTAACTGTGTCAATGCCGAGTATATTTGTTCATCTGAATATTTGTTTGCACCGTTCTGAGAATCGTCAGACATTCGTATGGAGTTTATATATTGTTTTAATTCATCTCCATTATAATAACTACGCCGTTTGAATAATTCCTTGATACGTTTTATAATTCGATTATTATTGGACTCTGCAAATTCAATACTATATGTGTCTTTGGATATGTCCGGTGCAATTTCATCCGCGTTGGGAGAACGGAAACATTGAAATACACAATTATCCTTATAATCACACATGTTTGCATTTGTTTCCGGCTTATCACCAATCTCATATGGAATCTCGTTGGCCTCTCCTGGATTACTAGATAATGACAGCTTGATTGTTTTGTTTTTTACAATCTGATACAGCTGTTCTGTAGTGAAGTTCGTCTGACCAATATTTAAATAGCAATCCACTGCGATTTCTTTGAGCGCACGAGTGACTTCGCCAATTTCAATCGCTTTCTGTTCCGCTAGGCGATATACATACAAATCCGCAGATTCGACTGTTCCGATTGACGTTGCGTGGAGGAATATTTCCACATTGCGCTTTTTGAATGGTAAATTACAGTGACTCAGATTACGGACTCCACGCCCGATAATCTGCTCAATACGATTCATATTATACCATGGTTCCATTATATGGACCTGGCGTATGTTTTTGAAATCAATACCCTCGCCGGCAGCCCTGGAAATAATCACTACTTTCACTAATTTTCCATCCATGTTCTCTTTTTGGTTCAAATATTTGATATCCTCGTCGTTGTTGGGTGATAGAGTAGCGTCACCAGTTAGCATTACGTATCTTGCAGTAGGCGGAACTGGCGGTGTCTTGAATAATGATTTTGTCCCCTTATCCGAACCATAACGGGAGAACCCAATCTCTTCGAGAGCCAGCGCCATAGGAACTGCGCCTCCATCGATGTATTGAGTATATATTAATATGATACCTTCCGATTTCTTGACAATCTCGCATATTTTCGCCATTTTCGCGCTGTATTTGGGAAGGTTCTCCGGGTTGAATATTCTCCCATATTCTTGTTCGATTTCTGGTTTATATCTGAAATTATATTGCTTATCTGTATTCAATTCCTTAGAATACATTATATTAGACAATCCACTTTTTCCTATCATACTAACAATTAGTTCAGCGGAATCCTCCGCCGAATACTCGACGCTGGGGTCGAAATCCTTGGATGGATATACAATATTGAGCGCCTCGAGTGGTTTTTGCAAAATCGCATATCCGAATGTATCCTTGTCTTCGAATGCTTTGTCTTCGTCTTCGCTCCCATTACGTATACTCTCTATAATCATATTATAGCCCTTCTGTTGGTATTCTCCGATTCCATTCATATATACACGGACATATTTCAAAGCGCCGTCAGCATCAATAGGTTTGCCATTCATTTGTTCGGTAGGATATACGAAATTCGGGTCCTTTTCGGGGTATATTCGATACGGGAATGTGTATGGGTTCTCCCCTCTTACATAAGAAACATATCCATTTAATTTCTTCTGTAGTAGTTTGCGACCATCTTCTCCTTTGAATTTCCCCGGACCTTCGAAAATATCGGATATTTTGATTTTCTTGCGCCCATCGTTTACATTCATCAGATTCGTCAGCCAGATGATTTCCTCGTAGGAATTATACATGGGCGTTGCCGATAGTAATACTAGTCGCATATTGTCCGTATATTTTGCAATTTGCATTAGTAAATCAGCCGACCTACGCTTACTCAGGTTCTCGTCAGTCATTCGAATGTTATGCACCTCATCGATTACAATTAGGCTATTATTAAATGTTCTCTTAATGCGTTGATTTATAATACGTTGGTCAGTAGACCCTTTCAATTCGAGAGTTTCACTGATATAGTTTGCAAACTGAGTATATCCCATAAAAATATAATATTGCTTTATAATCGCTTTCACTTGGTTGATTATGTTCTCCCGGTCACTCTCGAGACCCTTTGCGTCGGTTGGATTGATTTCCTTGAGTATTGTGTTTCCAACACATGTGTTTAAATTCCAGACACCATTCTCGAGAACCAGCTTGCGTTCGTCGAATAATTGCAACATGAAATTGTCCTGCACGTTCGGTGATGCAATTATCATAATCTTCTGTTTGATTCCCGTCTGTTTCATATAGTTACGCATTTCTTCTGTTATTCCTATAGCAGAACATGTTTTTCCAGTTCCTAGACCATGGAACAATAATAAGCTATTGTATGGTGTCTGAAAGGATAGGAAATTTTTGACGAATGATTGGTGGGGCATAAGTTCAAAGTCCGCACCGCATAGTTTTTCGGCTTGCTCTACAATGTCTTTTGCCTCACCGTCGTATTTTGTGTCATTGAATTCTTTGCGTTTCTCGATTTTGATATTGAAATTCGGGTCATCTAAATTTGGATATAAAAAATCATGCCTTGGGTCATCTGCAGGGGCTTCCGCCCCCCGCACGCCCCCCTCGTCTTCATATTCGTCTTCTGCGGGGGCTTCCGCCCCCCGCACGCCCCTCTCATCCTCATACTCCTCTTCTTCTTCTTCTGTGGGGACTTCGTCTTCTATGGGAGCTTCTTCTTCTACGGGAGCTTCGTCTTCTGCGAGACCAACTTCCTCTTCTTCGACTGGTTTATCGGTGTTTATAATTATAGGTTCTCCTATAATGATTGGTTTACGCTTGATTATGCGGACAGGTTGGACAACCTTCTTTGGTATTACTTCTGCAATTGGTTCATTCACTGCCACCAACGTTTTTTTTGTTACTCTTGGGTTTTTCACATTCACTTCTCGTATCTTGATTTTTTCGCCTGTTGCTATATCAATCACGTCTTCATAATCACGTTTAAAACGTTCCGCGCCAATCATATCCTTTAAATCGCTAGCAATTTCACGATATAAGCCATCCTCATATTGCACCTTCGGCCAACGAGTATACGGTTTAATCTCGCATCGTTTTCTGCTTGTATTATAATATTCATGACGTCCGCATTGTTTTTCTTTTTTTCCTTTTATGTCTTCCGCCATTTTATATATATATTAGAAATATATAAAACACACGTTACGCGTATTATCTACATCTGATAAATCGACAATTGTTTCAAACAGGAATCCACATTTGTGATTATCCTCTTCTTTTCTAAATTATAATCTCGTATTTGAGTTAAACATGTCCCAATACGTGACCAGCACATTTTGCTTACCTCGGACCGTTGGTAATTATCCAGATTCAGCGTGTCATTGTATTCCATATATACAAGAAAATACTTGTGTTTGTAAGAAATGTAATTAGAACCAACGAATATCTCTTCAAACGGAGTCACGTTGTGTATTGGATGTATTATGTCCGAAGAGAACCCAGTTTCCTCGCAAAATTCGCGAATGGCGCAATCATAGTCCGTCTCGTTATTATTCCTCCGACCCTTAGGAAACCCCCACTCGGGTTCCGTCCAATTTGAATATTGTCTGGATTCATCTATCAAATTAGAGAGTGTATAGAAATCATTACGCAGAACAACCCCAGATACCAAAGTGGAATGTTTTTCTCTCGAATTACTTTCTTCCATTTTGTATCTCGCATTACAGAATCCTTCGCCCCATATGTCTTTCCAAAGTGTGTTAAAATCGATTGTCTTTAAACGGTTCTTCTCATGTTCCGTCATCTGTTTCAACATATTCATTATATAGCTTTTGTTCTGAACGGAATATTTCCCACGCATGAAGTCAATATAACCAAGGCTATCCTTCCTACATATAAGCAAATACTCTATTGCGCCAGTCTTCGACTTGCGAAATGCAATAACGCCGGAGCTAGTAATTGGCATTTTGCAATTTGTAAATTGATGTCCAACTTTTCCACAATTATTACAGTGATTATTTTTATTCATACCGGTAAAATATATAATAACAGAGTTCTATATACTTTACCTACATGAATTTTGATTCTGATGTATGGGGACCTCATTATTGGTTTTTTTTACACACCATTGCTCATTCCTATCCTGAAAATCCGAATGCAGTCACAAAGCGTAAATATTACGACCTCATACAGAACATGCCATTGTTTATTCCAGAAGCCGAGATGGGTAGCAAATTTAGCAATATGATTGACAAATATCCAGTTAGCCCATATTTAGGTTCTCGCGAATCATTTGTTCGATGGATGCATTTTATACATAATAAAGTGAACGTGTCACTAGGTAAAGAGGAGATGTCATTCTTGAAATCAATTGATATTTACAAGTCGTATTACAAATCAAAGCCATTTGTGCTGAGCGAGCAAATTAACTTGAGAAAGCATTATCTCTATGCAGCCATCGTGTTTTTATGCATATTTTTGATATATGTTTATTATTAATTGTATAGATATAATATAATATAGTAAATGCGTTTCGAATTAGTAATTTTATTGGTAACTGCCTTTGTAATAGCAAATATTCATACAGATGGTAAGTATCTGAAATTAGCATTATCTTGGAAGAAATATTACCAGATGTTAGGTGTTGCATTTGTCGGATATATGCTATGTTGGTTGATGAGGAAAAACCCGGAACGCGCAAAGCATATGTTAGTTTCGTCGAACGAATATTTGAAATACCTACCTGTCGATAAAAATACCACAGACTTTATATCGCCAATATTGGATTTCACCGCAAAACACGATTTCGGTGGTCCAATGCCGCATCAATATGAAAGCCGAGTTCTCCAATCAGGTGGCGGAATCGCAAAACCTACAACCGCAACCGCAACGAAACGTTCTGTAAGTGAAACAAAGAAAAAGTTCGTTGCTGCACAACAGAACTGGCACTGTGGAGATTGCCAGAAACAATTGCCGGCTTGGTTCGAGGTTGATCACACAATTCGCTTAGAACATGGTGGAAGCAACCATGTGAGTAATCTGGTTGCCCTTTGTAGAGATTGTCACGGAAAGAAAACTGCTATTGAAAATTTATAATGTATATATATACGTTTAGGTAATTCATGTCAGAACAGTCAACCACTATTATAGACAAAATAACAAATTTTTATACAGAATACGGATTAAACCGTAGTCAAGTATTATTGATTCTATTGATTATCGTAACCATCGGAAATTTGTTTTACGTGTCCGGAGTCAATGTTTTAGAGTCGAAAGCGTATGCTTCCACTTTTGCGGTATTCTTCATGATTATGTTAGTAGCAGTTTATAAACTATTTACGGCAAAATCTGACAAGCCTATTGCATATACAACTATCTTCGTTATCTTTGCGTTTTTAGTGTTTAGTGTGATTTCTGAGTTTTACAGTAAATACATCAAGACATCCGCTATTTTCCAAAATGTTTCGGACAACCTACAAAACCGCGTTGTCATAAATCTCATTCAAATAAGTCTGTTGATTGCAATTGTTGTCGTTGGAATTTCGGCCGTCAACAACTTCTTCGGACGATGGTTGAACAATGCCGTTGGATGGTCGGGATTTATTATGAACTTGATAGTTTATATTCCTTGCTTGTTTACCGACTTTATTAAATACATAAAAGCTCAATACGGTATAACGTCAAGTGTTACATTTATCCTATTGTCAATTGAAGCTATATTAATTGCAGGTTACGCATTTATTCCCACTTTGATTTCATCGAAACTTAAAGAGGATAGCATCACGGTTATGAATTCCCCAGAATTCTTAGACAATATGGTTACAAAGAGTTTTATTAGACAAGATAGAGGAGACCATGATTATAAGAGAACCAATTACGCGTTCTCTATGTGGGTGTATGTTAATCCACAGACAAATAAAAATAACACAAATTCTAATATATTCTCATATGCGAAAGCTTATCCAAAAATATCCTATATTAAGAATGATAGTAAAACGGGTAAGGATATTTATCGTTTTACAGTTAATAAGCAAACATATGATATATCACTAATGAATCAGAAATGGAATAACATCG